AGAACTGTTACTTTTCAAGGAACTGGTGCATTAACAATAGGAACTGTATAATCCTAATTTATGTCAGTTATTGATAGAGTAAAGACTCATTTCGAAACTCTTAAAACTATCACTATTGAAGTGAATGAGTGGAAAGATGAGCATGGTAATGCTAGTATATTTTATTCAGAGCCATTAACTCTTGAAGAAAAAAACATAATCTTTAAGAAGTCTAGTAACTTTCAAGACTTAACAGTTCTTGTTGATTTGCTTATAATGAAACTCCAAGTTAAGAATGACAAAGGAGAAATGATTAAAGCATTTAGCCCAGAAGATAAATTTGCATTAAGAAAAAAAGCAGATTCAAATGTTATATCTACTATTGCCAATCAAATACTTTTAGATACCAACTACGAGGAAGCCGAAAAAAAGTAACTAGCGACCCTGATGTCAGGTCGCTTTTAGTCATCGCAGAGAGATTACACCTCACAATACAACAAGTTCTTGATATGCCTGTTAGCCATTATAATCTTTGGTTAGCATACTTGAAAAAAGAGCAAGATGAGTATAAAACAAAACAATCATTAGCAGAAGCAAGGAAATTTAAATAATGGCAAATCAAAGACTTAATATAGACATAGTAGCAAAAGATAAATCAAAACAAGCATTAAACAATGTTCAAGGAAGTTTAGCAAAATTAAAAGGTGCAGTTTTTAATTTACAGAGTGCTTTTGTAGGTTTGGGTGCTGGATTAGTAATTAGAAATTTAGTTAATACAGGAAAAGAATTAGAAAATTTACAAGTAAGATTAAAATTCTTACTTAAAGATACAAACGAGGGTGCAAAAGCATTTGACAATATGGTTAAGTTTGCATCTAGAGTTCCATTCTCTCTTGAAGAAATACAAAGAGGTTCAGGTATTTTAGCAACTGTTACAGACAACGCAAAAGACTTACAACAAATGTTAGAAATAACTGGTAATGTTGCTGCTGTTACAGGATTAGATTTTAGAACAACAGCAGAACAAATACAAAGATCATTTAGTGCTGGTATAGGTGCAGCAGATTTATTTAGAGAAAAAGGTGTTAGAAATATGCTTGGATTTCAAGCTGGTGCAACAGTTTCTATCACACAAACAGTAGAAGCATTTGAAAAAGTATTTGGTCAAGGTGGAAGATTTGGTAAAGCAACAGATGATTTAGCAAGAACATTTGAGGGAACAATGTCAATGCTTGGAGATAAAGTTTTTGCATTTAAAAAGACTTTATTAGATGCTGGGTTTTTTGCAGAACTAAAAAATCAATTTGGAGATTTAGACATTTTTTTAGAAAAAAATGCAGAACAATTAGAAAAAATAGCAATAGAAATAGGAACTAATTTAGCACAAGCAACTGTTACTGCTGCAAAAGGAATTAAAATGTTAGCAGATAATTTTAGAGATTTACAATCTGCTTTAGGAGTATTGCTTGTAGCTTTAGGTGGAACACTTAAAATTATTGTAGGTATTGGTTTAGTTGTAAATGATGTTAATAGAAGAATAAGAGAATTACTTGGTGGTGTAAAAGATACAACAGAAGAAGCACAAAAATTATCAGATATATTATCAGGTGCAGATGCTAATGATGGTTTTGTAGAACCTTTAGAATCAGCTTTACAAATTATACACGACTTTGAACACGAATTATCTGTTAGAGTTCCAACTGCAACAGAAAAAGCTATATCTAAATTTAGAGAATTAAATAGTGGTGCAATAAAAAATTTAGAAGATAAAATGAAAAATATTAGAATGATTATTGTTGAGGGTATTGATAGTGGAATTACAAAAATGTCACAAGGACTAGCAAGAGCATTTGTATTTGGAGAAAAATTATCAGATACATTTAAAAATATGGCAAGAACATTATTAGTAAATGTGTTAAGTGCATTAATAGAAATTGTTGCAAGAAAAGGTGTAGAACTTGCTATTGAAAAATTAATTACAAAAGAAAAACAAAAACAAGCTGCTTTAAGTGGTGTTAGTGGTGG